TTTACCCTCTGGATCTGTCATGCCTTTTGTTCCTTTAGTAAATAAACTTCTTTGTCCTACCATACCTTTTTTTCTTCTAGCTTTTTGTTTCTTTTGTTCTTTTTCTAATCTTATTTTTTCTTCTTCTTCTTCTTTTCTTCTTCTTTCAATATCTTTGCGTAGCTGTTTATCAGCTTCAGATTCTTCCATTCTTGGTCTACGAAAAGCACCCATTACAGCTTTATTTCAGAAAAACCTTTTTTTTTCAACTCACAATATAACTGATATGGTGTGAATATCCAAAACTTTGACATTCCAAGTAATCTTTGAACATAACTAACACAGCTATGCTCTTTAATCCAGGATCTCATTATTACTGGGAATCTAGGTAAATTATATTTAACTGGTACTTGTAGTATCTTTCCATTTTTTTGACTAATCATTCTAAATATTTTATCTACTTCTTCTTCATCTAGTGTTTCTACAAACAAATGACCAAAATTATATTCTACTAATAACCATATTTTTTTATGTGGATCATACGACATAACTCCACAATGTTTAAATCCTTTTTTAAAAAACTTATGAGATCTATGAAAGTCATTGTTTTCATAGAAAAATACTAACCATTCAGTTTGTTTCGCCATACTGACTTTCTTTGCCCACTAAATATATCCCAACCTCTAGTTTTTACTACAGTTGGCTTTGAAGCTCTACCAGATAATAATGTTTTACCCTCTCCAGCTCCCATTAATAGATACTGTAAAGCATCATGAACATGAGAATATCTGTTTTTCATAGGTTTTTCATCATATCTATCGCCAGAAGTTTGTAATCTTCTATAAAAATAACCACCATTGAAACCTTTTTTTAGATTTATACACCTTTTATCTACTAAAAAACCTGGTTTTTGATCAATTAATCTATTTAAAGCTGTTTCTACAGCTTCTATTCGTAGTGCTATATCATTTGATGGAGCTGGTTTACCCTTTATTCCATTCTGTCGTAGTATTTGAAATGGTGTTGTTTCATCTGTTTGCGCTCTAAAATCTCCAGCTG